ATTTCAGCGGGTACGGGTAAGTCACTTGAAGCGGTATCTAATGCGTTAGGTAAAGCCGTCGAGGGCAATACGACATCTCTCGGAAAACTGGGAATCGGAATTGCGGCAGCTGATCTTAAGTCGATGAGCCTTGAGGAAATCACCGCCAAACTTGCGGAAACTTTCGGTGGACAGGCTACAGACAAGGCGGAAACGTTCGCGGGCAAGATGGATCGTCTAAAACTGGCGTTCGATGAGGGTAAAGAAACTGTCGGATCGTTCGTACTAGACGCATTAACTCCGTTAGTAACTATATTCGTGGATAAAGTAATTCCAACGATTACAAAATTAGCGGGCGAAATCGGAGAAAAACTTAAGCCAGTTTTTAAAGATATTGGCGACTTCGTTAAGGATTCAGTTATTCCGGTATTTACCGATCTCTGGGATTACTTTACGACAAACGTCGTTCCGCTATTTAAGAGCTACGCCGAATTGCTCAGCATTACTTTACTACCAGCAATCAAAGCTCTCTGGGGATTTATTCAGGACTACTTAGTCCCAATCTTTAAGGCTGTCTTAACTCCAGTCATTAACGGCGTGAGTTTAGTATTCGAGAAGTTAAAAGATTTCGTCGAGGAGAATAACGGCGTATTCAAATTTTTTGGCGCTGTAATTGGCGTGATCGGTACAGCTGCAAAATTCTTAGCACCTATCATCGGCAGCACTTTAGGCGCTGCGTTTAAGGTAGTTTCGCTAATTATCGACGGGGTTAGCCTGGCTATTTCGGGCGTCGTCGCTGGAATTAACTTAGCTATCGACGCGATTAACTTACTGATAAAAGGTTATAACGTCGTTAACAATTTATTCGGCGGTAAGGATCTAAAAGAGATTCCCGCCGTCGTACTTGCTAAAGGTGCTAAGGCTGCAACTGTAACCGCTGCAGACGCGGCAAGTGTTAAAGCTGCGATCGCTAAAGAGGTCGCTACAGTCGCTAAAGATGTTGCTAAAGAAACTAGCAAGGTGACAACAGCGGTAGCGGCGGCGAGTGCTGGAGCTGCGACTAAGGTCGTTGCGGACGAATTAAAAGCGGGACTGGGTGGAACTACTGGCAATATCGGAGAAGCCATGTTCAGAATTCGACAGATGGAATCTGGATTTATTCCGCCAGTCGTACCAGTCGGGACAGATGTCGGCGAGCGTATGTTCGCAATCCGTCAACGTGAAGCGGGCAACGTACCGCCGACGACTATTAACGTCAACGTTTCAGGAGCCATCGACCAAGAGGGCACAGCTCGAACTATCGTCAATACGCTAAATAACAGTTTCTATCGCGGAACTAATGGCGCTAATGCTCTGGAATTCGCATGACAGTTTTCAATCCCATTTGGCGCGTAAAGATTCAGGGTGTCGAATATACGACTTACGTTCTGGCTAATCTAAGTATCGCCAGCGGTCGCGATAACATTTACCAACAGGCTCAAGCGGGTTATTGTAATTTACAGCTAATTAACCTCAATCAGGCAATCGTTAACATCAACATAAACGACTCAGTTTCGATCGAGTTAAAAGATTCGACAGATACGTTCGTCCCTATTTTTGGCGGAACTGTCGTCGATTTCGGAATCGAAGTTTCGACAGCTGGTAACGTCGCAATAAATCAAACCCTTAACATCACAGCTCTAGGAGCCCTAAGCCGCCTACCTAAAGCGCTAACCGATGGCGTTCTAAATCAGGATTTCGACGGCGATCAAATCTGGGAAATTTTGCAAGATTTACTATTAAATAACTGGGGCGAAGTTCCAGCAGCTTTACAATGGGCTGACTACGATCCGACAGAAACGTGGGCTAATGCTCAGAACGTTGGATTAGGCGAGATAGATCGTCCGGGCAATTACGAACTAGCGCAACGATCATCTAATCGAACAGATATTTATTCGCTGGTTTCAGCGCTCGCGACGAGCGGTTTGGGTTACATATATGAATCGGCGACCGGACTTATCTCGTATGCCGATTCGACTCATCGTTCGATCTATTTAGCCACTAATGGATATACAGACGTAACAGCTAATCAGGCGCTATTTAACGGACTCAAGATTCAGACTCGAGCTGGCGACGTCCGAAACGACGTGACTCTAAAATACAACACTAACTCAAATAATGAAGTAAGCGCCGAGGATATTAACTCGATCGACATTTACGGACGTTTAGCTCAGGTCATAACTACGACAGTTAAACACGCGGCGGACGCGCAAGATCAAGCCGATTTTTACCTGACTCTAAGAGCTACGCCGCAAGCAAACTTTACGTCGATCACTTACCAGCTTACAAATCCAGAGCTAGACGACGCGGATCGCAATTCGCTTATTAACGTATTTATGGGCTTACCGCTACGAATTAGTGACTTACCGCCAAACATGGCGTCCGGTACGTTTCTAGGATTCGTCGAGGGCTGGACGTTTAAGGCTGCCTATAACGAAATTGCTATCACTCTTAATCTTTCGCCGATAAGTTATTCGCTTCAAGCTATGAAGTGGGAGCAAGTTTCTATCGCGGAATCGTGGAATACTATAACCGGATCGCTAACGTGGGAAACCGCGTTAGTCGTGGCATAAGGAGAAAATATGACAAATCCAACAAGTAACTTCGGCTGGCAAATGCCAACGCCGACAGACTTAGTCACAGATTTACCAGCTGATTTTGAAGTATTTGGTCAGGCGGTCGATACGTCCATGGCTGATCTTAAGGGCGGCACTACCGGTCAAATCCTGTCTAAAGCTACAAATGCCGACATGGATTTCACATGGATAACTAATGACGTTGGCGATATTACAGCTGTTACAGCTGGCACAGGTATCTCAGGCGGTGGCACTTCTGGCGCTGTAACTATTACCAACTCAATGGCTACAACTATCACGACAGCTGGCGACGTGATTTATGGAACTGGTTCAGGGACTTTTACACGTTTAGGAATTGGATCGACTGGAAACGTTTTGACCGTAGCTGGTGGCGTTCCAACATGGGCAGCACCAGCCGGCGGCGGTAAAGTTTTACAAGTAGTTAGCGCTATTACCACAACAGCTACAACTATTGCGACTACTTCAATGACTGATACAACAATTACCGCGACAATTACACCAACATCGGCAAGCTCTCAAATTTTAGTTTTAATAAATGGAGTTTTAACTCATGGAATAAATAGTGCTGGAAGCGGCGTGGGTGGACAACTTATGCGCGGGGCTTCAATAATTCAAGGTTATGCAAGTGCTTTCATAGATTTATCAGCGGCAACAGGTGCGACAAGAATAGATAGATATGCGCGAATTCCTATTATATATATGGATTCGCCAGCGACTACAAGTGCGACAACTTACAAGTTACAGGGCAGAATTAACGACACGGCAAACAGCGGGACTTCAACATGGCAAGCTAGTGGTTATGGTAGCTCGATCGTACTAATGGAAATTGGAGCTTAATCATGGAAAAAGATTATCTATCGGCAGCAATTAAATCACTTCGTCCAACTTCGGAATTTTCTTATATCAATGAGGATTATTCGACAATTAAATGGGACGTTTTAGAAGGCAAAGCTCCAACTCTCGAGGAAGTCGAATTAGAAATCGATCACTTAAAAGAATTAGACGCTCAATCCAAATTAGATAAAGCAACCGCTAAAGCTGAATTATTAATCAAACTCGGTATAACAGCCGACGAAGCGGCGTTATTGCTGTCATGAAACTAACCAGCTATAACGGCTGGGAAGCTTCGGCTAAACCTGAGTCGATCCATGTCAAGTCCTACGCAATACCGGGGACTCATTTAAAGATTCGTTGCGCCGAAGCTGTTGCACCTTTGATCGTCGAATTTTGCAAAGAATTTAACGAGTTAATCGAGCCGCTCGACGGCGGACAACTTGACGACTGGGGCTACGCGTTTCGCATGGTTCGCGGTTCAACTGATCGAGTAAGTAATCACGCGTCCGGAACGGCGATTGATCTAAACGCGACTAAGCACGTTTTGGGAAAGATAGGAACGTTCCCAGCTGAGAAAGTTCCCATGATTCGCGCACTTGCAAAAAAATATGGGCTATTTTTTGGTGGAGATTACAAGAATCGCCCCGACGAAATGCACTTCGAGATAAACGTAAGCCCAAAAAAAGTCCGAGAGCTAATCGAAGCTCTGGGGTTAGGAGAAAAGTAATGAAAGAGCTAAAGGCTATGGCTGCTAGTTATGGACGATCAGCGCTCGCAGGAGCGTTAGCCGTTTACATGACAGGCGAAACCGATCCCAAGAAATTGGCTTACGGGTTTCTCGCTGGCGTCGTTCCGCTACTAATGCGTTACCTGAATCCTAAAGACGTTACGTTCGGCGCTAAAGCGAGTGAACGCTAACGACTGGGCTGCTATGGGCGTGGCTATGGTCACGCTCTTAGTGGCATTTACAGGGGTTATTCGACACTTAGTTAAATACTACTTAAGCGAGCTAAAGCCTAACTCTGGAGCAAGCGTCAAAGATCAGGTTTCGCGACTTGAAAAGCGGGTTGACGAAATTTACAGTTTGCTCATAAGCAATTCGACACGCCGCTAATTAGGCGTAAGGCTTGAAATTGTCAGACATTTAGTTCACCCTATAACTAGGGAGCGAATAAGTCGCACCCGGAATCGGGAGCTAACATGTTTACAATATTGGAACTAGCGGCGGTAGTTATCGCCTGTAGTGCTGGGTGGTTTTTAGTCGGTTGGAGTATTGGCTACAAGCAAGGCGTTAAAGATGGTTTTAACCGCGGTCGAGCCGCTGGACTTCGTGCAGCTACAGATTACGTTCGCAGCTTGTAATGGCGCTGCCACTAGAGGGCTACGAAACAGTAGCCGAACGAATCGAGAAGTATTGGAATCATTACCCAGCTGGGCGAATTGACGTCAAGATTATCTTTCAAGATGGAACTCGCTACATAATCCAGACAGACATCTATCGCGATATTAACGATCCGCTACCTTTCGCCACAGATTACGCCGAGGAAATCAGATCATCAGCTAACCGCTTCCCGCTAGAAAATGGATCGACTTCGGCGATAGGTCGAGCTTTACATACTGGCGGCCTAAGCAAGTTCAGCGAAAACAGTAATCGACCATCACTTGAGGAAATGAAGCGAGTCGAACGCCCAATAGTTAGCGCACCTAAGCAAGATTTACCTAATGGCTCTTATGATCCATGGGCTGTCAATAACGTAATCGCTGACGTAGCTGGAACTTTGACCGGAACGAAATCTTGCGCTCATGGCGTGATGATTCGGAAAGAGGGCGTCGGTAAAACTGGGAAGCCTTATAAGGGCTGGGTTTGCCCAGACAATGTTCGGACATGCGCCACATGGGAATAACAAAAATAACACTTACCAAGGACGAGGAAATTCAAGCAGCTGCGGCGGCTTTTATCTGTGAGTCTAAAGGCGTGGAGAATTATTACTTCCATGACCAATCAGCGCGAGGCAATATCCACGAATCTATTCGTCGTACAGCTGAGGCGCTAGGTGCTGAAATCGCAGCTGCTCGATACTTCGGAATTACAGACTTTAAGCTCGAACTAGATAAGTTCAAGCTAAGAGCCGACATCGGTAATCGAATCGAAGTCAAACATACGAAGTGGCTAGACGGACATCTAATCCTAAGGGACAGGGATAGGGTCGAGGACTTAGCGGTTCTCGTCGTGGGCGAGAGTCCGACATATTTCGTCAAAGGCTGGATTCCAATTCGAGCAGCTAAGACCAGTCGATTCAAGCATGATAAAGACGGCTCGTTCTGGGTCAGTCAACACAATCTCAATTCTATGGAGAATCTAAAGGAGTCAAACTATGGACAAATTGAAATTTGAGTGTCGGCGCTGTAAGCGCGAAACGCTACAAGTCGAACGAATTGTTACCGATTTACTTCCGCCTGGAGTCAAGACTCTTGAGTGCACAGTATGCGGCTCTCTCGGAGTATGCCTAGTGGGGAGTGGAAAATGACAACAATTTACACAAACAACAGCAACGTCAATATTCGCAAATTAGCTGAACGCTTCAAGGTTCCATTTGACGATGTTGTCAAAGTAGTAATAGACCCTACACAAATTACAATTCATTACTTAGAAGTTTACGATGATCTAAAGGGAAATTTAATAATTTCATGCACGAAAGTTATATACGATTCTCAATTAGCGCACCATTTGAGTCATGCCTAGTTACCTGTATCGGTGCGACCAATGCGGTGGCGAGCTTGAGATGAATCACTCCATACCAACTAACGGCGATCTTTCGCCGCTGTGCTGTAGTTACCCAATGATAAGAGTCTTTAGTGCACCAGCCATAATCTTTAAGGGTACTGGCTGGGGAAAGGATAAGACATGAGCAATCCAGAGATGAGAACGATACTTCAAGACCTAAGAGAATATATTGCTAAAGATATTGAGTTCAAGTTCATGCCATTACATGTATGTGAAGTGTGCTGCAACGAGGCTGAGGGGGCGTTAGTCACCCGAATCATCGAAGCTATACGAGATGAGGACTAATGCCGTTTGATAATAAACATTACCGGATCAGCGACCGCACTTATCTGGCGCTGTGCTGTAATGAGATTATGTTCAAATATACCTGTCGCAAATGCGGCGAGGACATGGGCTGCTATTACTGTGCGTTCAACTACGATGAAGCTCATGAGTGCGATGAATAGTTATCCACAGTTAAGGAAAGTTATCCACACCCTGTGGGAATCGCCCAAGAATACGCTCATGCTTGCAACCTATTTGACTAGCTCGGTACGATCCACTCTCTCGACGAGAGCCCGACGACGGGCTAGCTCGCGGCGAGCCTTACTAACGGGCGTACTATGTTTAGCGGTGGCTATACCGAGTCCAACATGGGCTGATTCTCAATCATCTAAGGATAGATTTAAGTTATATTTACATAGTCGAGTAATTCAGGATAAGCAATATCAGTGCGCTTATGCGCTATATATGGCGGAATCTAAGTTTGATAGTAGAGCTGTTAACGGATCACACTATGGAATACCACAGCTGCGTAATAAGAAGCTAAGAAACTTAGATGGTTACACCCAGATAGACTGGGGAATCAGATATGTCAAGGCAAGATATTCCGGTAACTATTGCAAGGCTTATCAACACTTCAAGGACAAGGGGTGGCATTAGATGGCTAGTGCTGTGGATAATGGAACGTCAAGTCAATGGTCGAAAATTAGGCAAAGGATACTTAAGCGAGATTCATACTGTTGCCAACAATGCGGACAAGATAACGGAAAGTTACACGTTGACCATATAATCCCGCGAAGGCTCGGTGGGACTGATAATGACCAGAATTTGCAAGTATTATGCCAAAAGTGCAATTTGAGCAAAGGTGGGCGTTTTTTTAGTATAGGTAAAACAC